CTTTTGCGTTTTTTAACAATGAGAAAAAACCTTTGGAGTTTTCTTTTTTCTCTTCTGGCTCTTTCTCCTCTTCGTCTGCATTTTTGCAGGCGTCTTCCTTCTTGCCTTCGGCGTCAGCTTCGGATTCATTCTCCTTCACTTCGTCCTCAGGCTTGTCGGACTCGTTAGCCTTATCATCGGACTCTTCTTTTTTGCCCTCTTCTTCGGCCTCATTTTCTTTTTTCTCTTCTTCGCTACATTCGTTTTCCTTAGAATTTTTTCCAGCTTCATCTTTGGAGTATCCGAGCTTTTCAGCCAAACCAATGATGGTGCGGACTTTTTCTTCTAAGCCACCCGAAAAATCACCTTCTGCTTTACCAGAAAGTGCGCCAATTTCACGAATTAAAGAACGATGGTCTTCATCAGCAGCGTTTTTCTTGTCTTCTTCAGCTTTTGCATCCACAGCGTTTTTAACAGCTTCAGCAATTGTTTCAGACAGAGAATTTTTTACTGTTGCGACCAATGTTTCCATTTCTTCTTGTGACAACATTTCATTCTCCTTGCTATTTTTAAGTTGTTTAATTTCTTGCTGTTTGTCCTCATTGTATTTTTGAAAATCCTCTGGGGTCATAATTACAGCCTCCTCATACCGAGGATTAGGAACGATGGCAAGATGTTCATACTCTCCATTTCTTACCTCTTTTTGGTAATCAATGTCGTGATAAACACCACCGCTCCCATATTCGGTCGGGGAGTAGCAATTACTCACAGCCCAACCCTTTTTAACGGCTTCGTGTCCTTTATCGCTGACGACCATCAGCTCTGTCCACCAAGCACCGTCAAACTCGTTATAAAAACTCTTGACAACATAACCGTCTGCTGTCTCTCTCAAATTCTCCATATCAATTCCGTCAACATGACGAACATATACGGGTTTACCCTCAAAGCTCTTATTCATTTTTTGAAGAGCATCGTTCTTGACTAAATAAAGCACATCCTTGCCGTTTTCTAAATAATGGACAAGGCCTTCCTTTATATGCCGTGCAAAATATCTTTTGGGCAACTGTTTCTCGTTTTTAAGCATACTGCGCCACCTCATATCTTATAGCATAAACGATTTTTAAGTGTGTGTCAAATAATGGTATCAACCTACACCTCGACATATCTTGCTTTACGCTTCCCTTTGTATGGATAAGTTTCTTCTGGTAATGGTTTGCGCTCACGGTCTGGACGAGTAAATTTGTTGCTTGTTACGTCAACCTCTTTTACCTTTCCTTGCTCACTAGGAAGATTCCCCTTTTCTGGTTTATTAGGAAACTGCATGCCACCTTCTTCACTTTTTTCTCCTCCACCGAAGAAGCGCCCAAACAAACCTTTTCCTTTTTTGTCCTTCTCTAAACCAACATGGTTAAATCCATGTACGCTATACTCTGTAATCTGTTGTTGTGTTAATTGAACAGGCAAAAGGTTAGCACTATTACAACCAACCAAAGCATCACCTAAACTAATCATTCCATTCGTATATGCTTGGATTAAACGGTTGAATTGGCTATTTTTCATATTCTCTTCTTGCTCTGCAGAGAGAATGCGCAAAGACTTAAATGTGATATTGAGGTTCTTCGGAATAAAACCGAATAATTTCTGGCAACAGATTTCTAACACCTCTACCACAATGTATTTAACCTTACTGCGAATTTCGCTTTCAATCATAGCGTTGTAGTTTTCAATGTCGTCTTCACCAGAGTTAAATCCTGCCGCACTCACACCAAACAATTTTGTCATTGGCATTTTGAGGTCAGCCGCAACACCTTGACGGATTTGATTCAAAATATCGCTCAAACCATTAAAGGACAACTGTTTCTGTTCATACTTGTCTGTTACGTCCAAAACCAAAGCGTTCAGATAAGACTTCAGTGTATTGGAGATGCGGACACGCTCTTCAGCTCCGCGAGAGCCTTGTGGTGTCAACATTGCACGGTTAAAGCCGTTCAATTGATAAACATCAATCTTTGCTTCGTCCAATAATTCAAAGATAAGGTCTTGATTCTTTAGATAGGAGTTAATTGAACGCACAACACGCTCAAGCTCACTCATTCCCCAACCGCGCAACCGAGGACGAATAAAGGAAGGAGCTTCTTTACCCATAATTGGTAACACACGAGAACGGTGCAACTGAATACCATAGTAATTAAATTTCTTGTCTTCGTTAGAATCCAGTGATGGGTTCCATACGTTTGTGGTATCCTTGTAAAGTTCCCACATATCTGCGTCTACAAAAGAAAGGGGGGTGTCTTCGTTAATTTTAGATATATCAAGTGGTGTATCTGGTTTTTGGTCGGTCACAATGACTACACCACCACCCCCAAATAGACGCGACCATCCGATAGCCTTTTGGATTGTTTGAATAATCTGATTACGCTCCAAATAGGTCTGCAATTCCTTTTTCTGGTCTGGCGACAATTCCTCGGTATCAACATCAAATCCACGACTGAAAGCATCGGCAACGGGTTGCTCAACCAACGTCTGAACAATCCCATACTCTGCATAAGCCTCACTTAACACAGAGCGATAGTTAGAAATAAGGTTCCACCGAGTGTTAATAAATACCGTGTCTAATCTCGAGTTCTGTGGCGCCAATGGGTTAAAAGGGGCAAGACCCCATGTTTGTGCACCACCAGCAAAATCCGCTAAACTGTTTTCTTTTTTACTATTCTTTTTTGTAGCCATTCCAACTTCCTCAAATAAAAATAGAGCTCATACCAGCCTCGCCAAAAGCAATATCAATAGCATCAAACAAATTATCACACACGTCATCATGTTTGTGTGTTAAATCTGCCTTAAATGCTGCTGTTTCTGCGAGCACTATATCACTTATAGCATTTTTTTCATCGTTTGGCAAATAGACCCACCCATTTGCTATGTATGGTACTGCTGTCATACACCTAGAAAACTTATCCATAGCCACCCAGTTTCCATCATCATTCTTGTGTCTAGCACGAGTAATTGGAACAATTGGAATCGGTTCTGTCTTTGTCAACTCTTGAATAACACCAATACCAGAAGATTTATCTTCGATGTAAAAACCATACGGTGGACAATCTTTGTTCCATCCTTTACATTTATCCCAAAATAGCTTAACCTGTTCCTTTAGTTCGGCGGCATCAAACTTTCCACGAACCATATCTAACAAATGCAAGCGGTCATCAAATGTTTTGCCCCACAAGCACATAACAGTAAAGTCGTTAGCTTCTCCCTTTTTCTGTGCCGTATCAGATGTGATAAACGAGAACTGGTAATCATAATGCTCTTTCGGGTTAAAATATCTAAACCATTCACTCTTGATGACGGAACCACCAACAACAATCGGCTCTTGTTGATATTGAGCGTAATACACAAATGGAGAAAGTGTTTTAAGTTTTAGCAAATCTTCTGCTGAAAATTTCTCTGGCCACAATGCTCTTCCTGTCGACTCGTCCAGCGCTGGCAACTTAACTATATCCCAATCGTCCTCTTCATTTTCCATAATAAACCCAGCCAAATCTTCCAAAGCCAATCTCTGCATAATACAAATCATTGGACTTTTTGCTTGGTTATTCGCACGAGACTTCAGTGTGTTTAGATAATAGTCAATGCAGTTTTGCATTTCTGCCTGTGATTTTACGTTGGATGCTTTTAATGGGTCGTCAATTAAACATGCCGAGCCAAACTCTTCTCCAGAAACTCCGAAACCAAAGCCCGTTAATGAGCCACCTAAAGGTGCGGCACGGAAACCACCACCCTGTTCTGTTGCCCAATAATCAGCACCAGTTTTAGCTCTGTCAAGTTTAACACCAGTGAAAGCCTTAAATGCTGGGCTTTCAATAATAGCTCGAATATCCTTTGAAAAGTTAGAAACAAGGTCATCAGAGTATGAGGTGTATATGCAGTTACTTTGAGGGTTAATCATAAACGACCAAGCACAAAAGTACTTCATAATGGCTGACTTTCCAAACCGCGGCGGGATATTAATCATCAAGTTGCGTTTCTTATTGCGACCGAAGGCTATATCCTCTAACTTGTGAACAATCAACCGGTGAAACGGCATGAATATAAAATCTTGATGATAGATATACCAGTGGAAAAACGTGATAAATTGTTCAAGGGAAGAACCAAGAATTTGATGAGCAAGTTCTGGAGCCGCCATAAATTGCTGTACAATATCCTTGTTCATTTTTCCTCCTGATATTCTACCTCTATCACCTTTTGGCTAGCCCGAAGCATATCGTTTAACTCTTTAAGTCTGTTCTGGTCAATCTCAACAGTATGGGTTGTTGTAAACTCCACCTTCGCTTGATTCCCATACAAGGAAGGGAACAAACGCTCAACCATCCAGATAATCGTCTTGGTTAGCTTTTCATAAATTCCCGGCTCAATCGTTTTGCGTTTCAACTGACCTGCAAGCTGTTCAAGCTGGGCAACCTTGCTTTCAGAGAATACCTCACGAGCTTCTGTCAGCTCGTCAGCCCATTCCTTTTTTCGTTTACATTCACGGAAGAAAATATCGGGAGGAACCTTTTTGTTGATGCAGGCTTGGTATGGAGAAGTACCAGACTTGATTTCCTTAATGATGCGCTGGAAAACAACCTCCGTTAAATCGTTTGTTGTAAACGGCAGAGGGTCACCAGTCTTCTCATCATACAGACGCTCCTTGCCAGTAGAAGACACCTCCTTTGGCTTAGATGGGTCATAATACTCAATTTGGTCAAAACCATCTGGGTTCTCTAACGTGGGAACCTGCGCAGGTGTTTCCTTCTTCTTGTTGGGTGTAACTCTTACAAAAACCATACATTTTTACCTTTCCATAGCAAGATTACCACAGAAAGGTAGTAATGTCAAATGGTGGTTATAGAATCTTCTGTTTCAGAAGCAGAAGGTGTTCCCCTTGAGATTTCATTTCATTTTCAAGTTCGGCAAAACTTGGAAACCACTCATACTTTGGCTTTAACGCCGCCCTAACCAAAACGGCTGGATATTTTTTTAGCTCGTCATAGTAGGCCGCCATAATAACCTTTTCGTCTGCTGGCACAGAATGCCACTTACACAAGACCTTAAGTTTTGCATATAGCACGGCAAACTCTGCCTTTGAAATTGGTTGCCAAACAATTTCTAAGATTTGTTTAATCACAGAAATAGCATTGTCATCCAGAGCACCACACTCAATTTTAGGAAGAGGGTTTGTGTCGTCAAAATCAGAAAAGATGTATGAGCGTCTAGGTGTCTTGGGCAAATTGGCGAGCTGCTTCCACAATGTCAATATTTTGTCTGTGAACTCCGCTGGGTTTGCTTTGAACTGTTCCAGCTCTTGAATAATCATTTTCCCATCTTCTTTGGTTAAGGAATACTTCTGCTCCACAGGAACACACTCCGTTTTCTGCGCAGTAATTGAGATATTGTTTAAGACCGTTGATAATTGTTTCATTGGATATACCTTCTTTCATAAAATTGTTAAACTTTGCTAAGCAAGACCTTTTGTTCCCCTTTGCCACGAACTTCCCGTCTCTGGAAACCACAGGGGTGTATAGCTTCCAAAACTCCTCAAACAGGTGATTGTCTGCCTGTGTCTCATTTTGACAACCAACCTTCTTGGGGGATATAGGAGGTATATTATTACTCTCTTCTCTTATCTTATCTTCTCTTATCTGGGGCGGCAGACTGTCGGCAGTCTGCTGGCAGTCTGCTGGCAGAATTTTTGATAAGTCCTTGTTTTTATTATATCTTATTTTTTCCACCTCTCTCTTCCTCAACACGGATGACACATCGTCACCCACCCTTGCGGCGATGCTGTCAATATATGTCATCGCTGTTTGGAACTGGCGTTTGGTCATATATCTAAGACAGGTTTTTTCGTCTGGCTGTTCTTCGTTGATAGCCCACACGAGTTGAAACTTTAGGATTGAAATAAGCTCATAATCTGAGTAACGCTTAGTTATTAGCGTTGTCGGTAGTTTTGTCCATTCCATTTTCATTTTCCTTTTCATTTTTGGTTAATTTCCAACACTTGCTCTTTACGAGAGCAACAATCTCTGGTGGCATATTGTATGCCTCACAGAGCTCAAGTATTTGCTTGATTAGCTGAGAATTAGTCTCATACATATTCACTTTCGCTTTCAGTAGCAACTTGCTACACTTGGTTTCACTTTCAGATTCTGTCTATGGAATACCTCCCTTAAGACAATTTTACATATACCATAAAAAAAAATAAAAGTCAAGCAAATTTTTTACTTGACATTTATATGCAAATGTGGTATAGTGAGACAACAGAAAGGGATAACAATGACATTGTTAGTGGAAGAAATACCAGATTTATTTATAGACATTGATTATATCCCTGCAGACTTGCTGTTTATTCATGGGCAAGGTTCAAGATTTATCTACGTTCGAGGGAAGAAGTGGGAAATTAATCTTGAGGAGGGTTACCCATTTTACGAGAGATATGTACC